CCCCCCGCCCCAGGTGCTGGGGACCGGCGCGGCCCGCCAGGCAGCCACGGCGCTGACCACGCGCCGCGAGCGGCTCGAGGAGGCCGAGAAGAAGGACACGGGTTACGCCGCCGGCGGCCGGGTCGCCACCCTCGAAGAGGGTCCTGTCCAGCCGATCCGCAAACAGATGCGAGACGAGATCGACCGCATGACCGGCAAGGCCAAGGTCTACGACAAGCAGGCAGCCGACGCCAAGGCGAACCGCAAGGAAGCCGAGGCCGAAGGCACGCGCTACGCCGCCGGCGGCCGGGTCAAGGCCCCCTCCCCGGCAGCCATCAAGGCATACTCGCGAGAGTACGACACCATCCGCCCGGCTGGCAGGAACGTGCACGAGGGATTCGCCAAAGGCGGCAAGGTCCCAGCCCGCCGCGGCTACGGCAAGGCCCGGGGAGGTTGAGATGGACGACGCAGTTGTGAAAGCCATCACCAAGGTCGTGGCCGCCGCCACGTCCGATGTGCGTAAGGCGACGGTGTACATCTCACCGAAGCTGGTCGTGTCCGCCTGCTGGCGCACGAAGCACCACACGCACAAGCGCAGCACCCGCCAGGAGTATGTGCTGAAGATCGGCGCACCGAATTACCGTGAAGTCGCGTTCATCAAGGCGTGCCAGAAGGCCGGCGAGCCGTTCCCGGGCAAGAAGGTGCAGCTGCAGTTCTGGCCGAAGCCGCGCAAGAAAGGTTGATATGGACCGTACCAAATACGACAAATTGTCGCGCGGCGACAAGATGCTGGACTTGCAGCACCGGCAAAATTTGAGAGTCGAAGCTGAGAATCGCCTTGGCTCGGCTAAGGAGTCGCGTACACGCAATGTGGTGGAGCGGGGGCAGCCGCCCGCTATCTACGACGCTGACGTGGCACGACGTGAGCGCATGCTGCGCGACGCGCGGGACAAGGAGGACTACAAGGACCTCACGCGCAAGTTCGCCCGGGGCGGCAAGGTCCCCGCCCGCCGCGGCTACGGGAAAGCCCGGGGAGGCTGACCCTGGATCCGCTGTCCCCCGCAGGGCAGGCCGCCATCCTGGCGGCGCTGCCGACCATGACCAGCGCCGAGAAGGAGGCGCTGCTGGCCGACCTGGAGGCGCTCGAGAAGGCGCGCCATCTCGATCGGTGCCGGGGGGACTTCCTGTATTTCTGCCACACGGTCTACCCGGAGTTCAAGGAAGGGCCCCACCACCGGCAGATGCGCAAGCATCTGGTCCAGTTGCTTGCCGGGGACATCACGCGTCTCACGGTGTCGATGCCCCCGCGCTTCGGCAAATCCGTGACGATCGCCTATCTGTTCGTGGCCTGGTACCTGGGGCACAACCCAAGTCACCACATCATGATGGTGACCCACACCGCGGACCTGTCCGCGGATTTCGGACGCCAGGTGCGCAACCTGCTGTCGTCCGGACTGTACCGGGAGATTTTCCCCAACACGGTGGTCTCCAGCGACAAGTCTGCAGCCAACAACTGGGCGACGACCGCCGGCGGCAAGTACCTGGCGATCGGTATCGGTGCCAACGTGGCCGGGCACGGCGCACACCTGCTGGTGGCGGACGACCTGGTGTCGGAGCAGGCGGTGCTCGCGAACCCGGACACGATCTTCGCCACCGCGTGGAACTACATGCAGGTGGGCCCGATGCAGCGTCTGATGCCCAACGGAAAGATATGCATGATCGGCACGCGCTGGGGCAAGAAGGACCCGATCGGCCGGGCGCTGGCCTGGGCGGAGCAGAACACGGACTCGCCGCAGTGGCACGAGATTCGATTCCCGGCGATCCTGCCGTCCGGCAAGTCGCTGTGGCCCGAGCAGTGGCCCGTCGAGCAGCTGCTGGCGAAGAAGGCGTCGATGTTCCCCCAGTTCTGGGCCGCCCAGTACATGCAGGAGCCCACCTCCGAGGAGGGGGCGATCATCAAGCGCGAGTGGTGGCGGGAGTGGACGAAGGACAAGCCGCCGAAGTGCCACGTGATCCTGCAGAGCTGGGACACCGCGCACGAGACCAAGACCAGCTCCGACCCGTCGGCGGTTACGACCTGGGGACTGTTCACCAACGAAGAGGAGCAGGACCAGGAGCAGATCATCCTGCTGGACGCCTGGTACGGCCGCAAGGAGTTCCCGGAGCTCAAGAAGTTCGCGCTCGACTACTACAAGGAGTGGGAGCCGGACATGGTGATCATCGAGAAGAAGGCCGCCGGCGCGCCGCTGATCCAGGAGCTGCGCATGATCGGGATTCCGGTCATGGAGTACAGCCCGTCGCGCAAGGGCGCCGGCGTGGCCAACGACAAGCGGGCCCGGGGCAACGCCGTGGCGGACATTTTCGCGTCCAAGATGGTCTGGGCGCCGCCCCACCGGTGGGCCCGGGAGGTGATCGACCAGGTCGCCAGCTTTCCGAACGATGAACATGACGACCTGTACGACACGGTAGTTCAAGCCATGATGCGCATTCGCCAAGGCGGGTTCATCCGGCTACACTCCGACGATCGCGCCGGCGAGGACAGCAACGAGTACCGCCGCCCCGTGCGCTATTACTGAGGGCCTAGATCATGGCAGCAACAAATTCCATTGAAAAAACCTTGGCCCCCTCTGTGCCGGCGGGCCTGGCCGCCGAGGCGCCGGTCGAGATCGAGGTGGAGATCGTCGACGAGAACGGGGACGTCATCGAGAGCCCGGCCCCGGAAGAGACGCCCGCGCCGGCGCACGACGACAACCTGGCGCTCGTCATGACCGACCAGATGTTGACCAAGCTGGCGGCGGACCTGGAGGCGGCGATCGACAACGACCTGATGTGCCGCGGCGAGTGGGAGCGGTCGTACAAGGCCGGCATCGAGCTGCTGGGGTTGCACATGGAGGAGCGCACCGAGCCGTTCCCCGGCGCCTGCGGCGTGTACCACCCGCTGATCACGGAGGCGTGCGTGCGCTTCCAGGCCGAGCTCACGACCGAGACGTTCCCCGCCGCAGGCCCGGTGCGCACCAAGATCCTGGGCAAGGAGACGCCGGAGAAGAAGGACGCGGCGCGCCGGGTCGAGGAGGACATGAACCATCAGCTGACCGATGTCATGCTGGAGTACCGGCCGGAGCACGAGCGCATGCTGTGGAACCTGCCGATGTCGGGTTCCGCCTTCAAGAAGGTCTACTACGATGACAACCTGGGGCGGCAAACGGCGGTGTTTGTGCCCGCCGAGGACATCATCCTACCCTACGGAACGACCGATCTGGGCACGTGCAACCGGCTGACGCACCGGTTCCGCAAGACGATGATCGACCTGCAGCGGCTGCAGAAGTCCAAGTTCTACCGCGATGTCGACGTACAGCCGCAGCAGGCCAGCACCAACGACATCCAGGAGAAAAAAGACAAGGAAGCGGGCAATTCGCCCCTGAATGACGACCGTCCGGAGCTCTACGAGGTGCACGCCGACCTGGTGCTGACCGACTGCTGCCAGGCCGGCGAGCTGCTGCCCTTCGACGACGGTGAAATTGCCCGGCCCTACGTCATCACGCTGGTCAAAGGGCAGTCGATCGTGCTCGCGATCCGCCGAAATTGGGCGGAAAACGACGAAAAAGCCCTGAAAAAGCAGCATTTTGTGCACTATCAGTACGTCCCAGGCTTCGGCGCGTACGGTTTCGGGCTCTTCCACCTGGTCGGCGGCTACGCGCGCTCTGCGACGTCAGTTTTGCGTCAGCTGGTCGACGCTGGGACGTTCGCGAACCTGCCGGGCGGCTACAAGACCAAGGGATTGCGGGTCAAGGGCGAAGATGCACCCGTGCGCCCGGGCGAGTTCCGGGATGTGGACATCGGGTCCGGTGTGCTCAAGGACAACATCATGCCCTTGCCGTTCAAGGAGCCCAGCGCGGTCCTGGCAGGGTTGTTGGACAAGATCATCGAGGATGGCCGGCGCATGGCCGCCACCGCGGACATCAAGATCGCCGACATGTCGTCGCAAGCGCCGGTCGGGACGACCCTGGCGCTGCTCGAGCGTACGCTGAAAGTGATGACGGCGGTGCAGGCGCGCTGCCACTACGTGCTCAAGCAGGAGTTCGGCCTGCTGGCCGGCATCATCCGCGACTACAAGGACGACGACTACGCGTACGAGCCCGAGACCGGTGTGCGCAGCGCGCGCAAGGCGGACTTTTCGATGGTCGACGTGCTCCCGGTGTCGGACCCGAACGCGGCAACGCTGAGCCAGCGCGTGGTGCAGTACCAGGCGGCGCTGCAGATGGCCGAGACTTCGCCGCAGATTTACAACATGCCGTACCTGCACCGGGAGATGCTGGACGTGCTGGGGATCAAGAACGCGGCCAAGATCCTGCCGATGCCCGAGGACATGAAGCCCCGGGACCCCGTTACGGAGAACATGTTCATCCTGCAGAACAAGCCGGTCAAGGCGTTCATGCTGCAGGATCACCAGGCGCACATGGCCGTCCATCAGATGCTGCTGCAGGACCCCCAGATCCAGGCCGCCATCGGGCAGAACCCCCAGGCGCAGCTGATGCAGGGGGCGCTGATGGCGCATATCGCCGAGCACGCCGGGTACGCGTACCGGATGCACGTGTCGCAGCAGCTCGGGATGCCGCTGCCGGATCCGGAAGAGGACGTGAACCCGCAGGTCGAGCGCGAGATCGCGCCGCTCCTGGCCCAAGCCGCCCAGCAGGCGCTGCTGCAGAACCAGAAGATGGCTGCGCAGCAGCAGGCGCAGGCCATACAGCAGGACCCGGCGTTCCAGTTGGAGCAGAAGAAGCTGGCGCAAAAGGACAAGGAGATCGCGGTCAAGGAGCTCGTCGCCAAGGGCAATTTGGCGGCGAAAGCGGACGAATTGGACCTGGAACAGGCCAAATTCGAGGCCGAATACCGGCAGAAACTGGCCGATTTCGGCATGCGCCGCAAGCAGTTGGATGCCCAGGTTTCGGCCGACGGCATCCGTTTGGGGCAGGAAACGGCTCCGAAGCCGGAAAAACCGGCAGGAGGTGACGCTTGATCACGAGCTTTTGCGATGCGCTGCGGCGCTCAATCAACGAGACCATCGAGGCCCGCCGTGAGGATCTCGAGCGCGGCAGCAGTCACGACGAACGTGCCCGGGGGGAGATCCGGGCGCTGCGGGTGGTGTTGGAAACTATCGCGGATCTCGAAGACCGCGCACGCCGGCAAGCCGCCGGCGCCGACGACATGTTCTGAGCCGGTTCGGTGGGTCGGCGCCACCCCGTCTTGACGCGGTTTCGTCATGCTGGAGGAAGTTCGTATGGAGCAGTTTGTTCTGCCGGAGTCGTTCATCGTGCCGAAACCGATCGAGGCCGCGGATCAACCCGATCTGCAGGCGCCCGACGCGGTGAAGGCCAAGGTGGTGCCCACCCCAACCGGGTACCGTTTGCTGTGCATGGTGCCCGAGGTCAAGGAGACCTTTGACGGCACGGGGATCCTGAAGGCCGAGGAAGTGCGGCGCACCGAGGAGATCACCTCCCACGTGCTGTACGTGCTCAAGGCCGGCCCCGACGCGTACAAAGACGAGAAGAAGTTCCCGACCGGCCCGTGGTGCAAGGAAGGCGACTTCGTCATGACGCGTGCCTACGCGGGAACGCGTTTCCGTATTTTTGGTCGTGAAATGCGAATCATCAATGATGATCAAGTCGAAGGAACGATCGAGGACCCCCGCGGCGTGGCCCGCGTCTGAAGGAGCACAGTATGGCAATCCAGAACGACGAGTTCAAGTTCCCCGACGAGATCGAGGACAAACAGCCGGACGAAAAGCAGAACGAAGAGCAGTTCGAGATCGAGATGGTCGACGACACGCCGCCGGAAGACCGCGGCCGCCCGGCGCTGCAGGAGCAGGTGGACGACCCGACCGACGAGGAGCTGGCCGCCTACTCCAAGAACGTCCAGGACCGAATCAAGAAGCTGACGCACAAGACGCACGACGAGCGCCGGCGCGCCGACGCCCTGCAGCGCGAGCGTGACGAGCTGGAGCGGGTGGCCCGGGCGACGATGGCCGAGCGGGACCAGTTGCGCCAGCAGTTCGGCAAGGGGGCGGAGCTCATTGCCACCCAGGCCAAGGCCATGGCGGAGACCGAGGTGGCCAGCGCCGAGGCCGAGCTCAAGGCGGCACACGAGGCGTTCGACACGGACGCGGTCATCGCGGCGCAGAAAAAGCTGTACGCCGCGATGATGAAGAAGGACCGGGCCGAAAATATTTCGCTACCCCCTTCACAATCGGAAAAAAGCGATGTACAGTCGCGCCCATCGGACCAAGGAACCCGACCGACACTGGACCCGAAGACTTCCGAATGGATGTCCAAGAACGAGTGGTTTGGCGAGGGTGGCGACGAAGCGATGACCGGCTACGCTCTTGGGCTGCACCAACAACTGGTCAAAAAACACGGTGATTCGTTCACCCGCACCGACGAGTATTTCTCGCACATCGACAAGGCCATGCGCCAGCGCTTCCCGGAGTCTTTCCAGGGAACTACCAAACGTCCAACCAATGTCGTGGCCCCCGCCGGCCGCGTGCCGGCAGGTCCGAAGAAGGTCCAGCTGACGTCCACCCAGGTGGCATTGGCCAAGAAGTTTGGAATGACCCCGCAGCAGTACGCTGCGGAACTCGTGAAGATCGAACAGGAGGAAGCCCGTGGCTGATGACCGTACACCTCGCGACCTGGAGTCGCGCGACCAAGAAAAGCGGATGGAGTACACCCCCGCCAGTGCCTTGCCGGACCCGCATCCGGACCCGAAGTTCACCTACCGCTGGGTTGCGACCCACGTGATGGGCGCTCTGGACCCGATGAACGCGTCCAAGCGCTTCCGGGACGGTTGGGAACCCTGCAAGGCCAAGGACCACCCCGAGGTGCACATCTCGGGGAACAAGGAGGGGAACATCGAGATCGGCGGGCTGATGCTCTGCCGTATGCCAAAGGAACGTGCGGAAGCGCGGGCCCGGTACTACGAGCAGCAGGCGGCGGCCCAGATGGTGTCGGTGGACAACAACTTCATGCGCGAAAATGATGCCCGCATGCCGCTGTTTTCGGAACGCAAGTCCGATGTCACGCGGGGTGCGGGGTTCGGCAAAGGCAACTCTCGCTAGGAGAAACCACACATGGCTCTCGTTGCAGCTCCCTACGGGCTTCGGCCCATCAACCGCCTGAGCGGCACGTCGTACAACGGCGGCACCGTTCGGGAAGTTCCGATGACCGTCAATTTTGCGTCCGCCATTTACACCGGCGACGTGATTCAGATTGGCATTGCTTCGGCCGGCCAGCCGACGTCTGTTACGTCCACGTCGCCCACCCCGTCCATCGGCGGCACCTTGGGTGTGTGCGTTGGAGTCTCGTACGTCGATCCGGTGCTGAAGTACCAACTGTTCGCCGCGTCGCTGCCCGCGGGAGCCGTGTCGGCTGGCTACACCAACATCAAGATCCTCGTGAACGATGACCCGTTGCAGCTGTACCAGCTGCAGTCGGCAGGTTCGGTGGCAAGCACGGTCATCGGCAAGTTCTGCGCACTGGAGAACTTCGGCGGTTCCGCCTCCGGGATCTCCACGGTCCGCGGCGCGACGCCTGCCAACACCGCGACGCTGGCAATGCGCATCGTCGGTTTCGCCTCCACCCCCGGCGACGCCTACACGGACCTGATCGTGAAGTTCAATGCCGGTGTCCTGATGTGGGACAACACCGTCGTCCTGTCCAACTAAGGAGAACAGACCATGGCAATCTCTCGTGCACAGCTGCTCAAGGAGCTGCTCCCCGGCCTCAACGGGCTGTTCGGTATGTCGTACAAGACGTACGAGAACCAACACACGGAAATCTTCGAGACCGAGTCTTCGGACCGGTCCTTCGAGGAAGAGACCAAGCTGTCGGGCTTCGCCTCGGCGCCGGTCAAGACCGAAGGTGCGGGTATCGCGTACGACACGGCACAGGAAGTGTTCACCGCCCGCTACGTCCACGAGACGATCGCGATGGGTTTCTCGATCACCGAGGAAGCCATCGAGGACAACCTCTACGACAGCCTGTCGGCCCGGTACACCAAGGCCCTGGCCCGTGCGATGGCCTACACCAAGCAGGTGAAGGCGGCCTCCGTCCTGAACAACGGGTTTTCAGGCTCGTACCTGGGGGGTGACGGTGTCTCGCTGTTCGGTGTGAACTCCGGCTCCAGCCGTGTGGGCCACCCGCTGGTTGGCGGCGGCCAGAACTACAACTCGCCGGCGACCATGGTGGACCTGAACGAGACCGCGATCGAGGCAGCCGTCATCCAGATCCAGGCGTGGACTGATGAGCGCGGCCTGCTGGTGGCTGCCAAGCCCCGCAAGCTGGTGATCCCGCCGGCCTACCAGTTCGTGGTCAAGCGCGTGCTGGGCAGCGAACTGCGTGTGGGCACCTCCGACAACGACCTGAACGCCCTCAAGGCGCTGGGCACGATCGGCTCGGGCTACACCATCAACAACTTCCTGACCGACTCGAACGCCTGGTTCATGCTGACCGACGTGCCGAACGGCCTGAAGATGTTCCAGCGCGTCGGCATGAAGACCGCCATGGAGGGCGACTTCGAGACCGGCAACGTCCGCTACAAGGCGCGCGAGCGGTATTCTTTTGGCTGGTCTGATCCGTTGAGCGCGTGGGGATCCAGCGGCTCAGCTTAAGCCGTCCCTCTCAAAAAAGGCTGCTTCGGCAGCCTTTTTTGTTTATTGTTGTGTTACAGTATCGGTTAATACAACTACGGGACCTGATCATGAACGTCATCTACAAGATTGCCTGTGTCGAAAACGGAAAGTTTTACATTGGCAGCACCGTCAACAAAAACCAACGCTGGGCACGGCACCGTAAGGACCTTCGTGCGGGCGTGCACAAGAACAAAAACATGCAGGCTTCCTGGAACAAGTATGGAGAAGCCGCCTTCGTGTTCACCGTGGTTGAAGAGGTGGCAGACCAAGGCCTGTTGATGCAGGTTGAGCAACGGCACCTGGACGCGTGCGTAGGACAGCCAGACTGCTTCAATCACAACAAGTTCGCCGATGCGCCGTGGCGCGGCATGAAAGGGGAAGGTACGCCAAATTACGGGAAGAAAGCCTCGACGGAGACACTGGCAAAAATGAGTGAAGTGCGCACAGGCGAAAAACACTGGAACTGGGGCAAGGCAATCCCGCCCGCTACGGTCGCCAAGATTCGCGCAACCAACCTAGCATACCCGCACGCGGAACGCCGGCACACGCCGGAGGAGATCGAGAAGATCCGGCAGGCCAGTATCGGCCGACCGCAGTCTGCCTTGACGCGCGCCAAGCGCATTGTCAGCATGCAGGGGCATGAGGTGTCGTCAACCACACGCGCCAAGATCAGCCAGACGTTGTCGGGTGAAGGCAACTTCTGGTACGGCAAGAAGCGGAGCGCGGACTTCGTAGAGAAGGTCTCCCGCCCCATCGTCGCCACCAACTCTGTTGGGTTCGAGACCCGTTACCCCAGCATCACCGCCTTGCGCGCGGCCACAGGTCTGATGCCCCCTACAGTCAACCGCGCACTGAAGTCTGGGCAGCCTTTGGCCAAAGGAAAATTCCAGGGTTGGAGTTTCCGCTACGCTGTGCCACAATTACCCCGCCAATACGCGCTAGGAGAATGACATGCCATACCGTGGATTTTCAGGTGGTGGGTTCGTCGGGAACTTCCTTTCCACCACGCTGCTCGAGCAACAGCGGCCTGCCGCAGACAACGCCGGCCGCCAGGCCACCGTTGGTAGCCCCGCGACTTCCGCTGCGCCATACAGAAGTGACGGCAATTCGTGGAAAGCTGTTGCGCTATACGACGAGACGACCCAATCCCTGGTGTCAGGGGATCGGAATTTCGCGCTTATGGCGTCTCGGTCGCAGCGCGGGGCATTCGGTGGGACGCTGCTCGACATCCTGGGTGGAACCTGGGCGGTCACGCAGACGGCCAGTTCGCCCTCTGCGGTGCGTTCCAGTGCCTACCCGATCCGCACGCAACCGGGCGTCACGCCGCTGCTTGTAACCGGCACCAGCACGGCGGGGTCGCAATACGTGCGGGTCACGCAGGCGCTGGCATCCTCGTTTGTCAACCGTGAGGTCGCCGTAACGGTCCCTGTGTTCATCCCTGATCACACGAAAGTCGCATCTGTGTCGATTTTGCTGTCGTCCGACAACTTTGCAGCGAAATTCTGGCAGACCGTCTACACGCCCGAGTTCTCTGGCTTGCACATGATCGGCTTGAGCGAGCGCATCACGCAAGGGCTGGCTGGTGGGCAGCAATACACCGGCAGCGGCAGCATTGGAACTGAAGAGGCCATCACAAATATCCGCATCCAGATGACGCTTGCGAACACTGTGACCGGCTCTATTTCGATTGGTCAGCCAATTGTCGGGGCGAAGAAGAAGGCGCAGATTCTGATGTCGGTGGACGATGGCGAGGCGCTCATCATGCGTCGTCTGGATTCCGCGCTGCCATTCTCGCCCTACGAGTACGCCACGCGCTGCGGCATCAAGCTGTCGTTTTTCCTGATCCCTGCGCTGCTGAACACGGCGAATTACATGACGACCGCCGATGTTGCCCGCGCCATTGCTGACGGCCATCGCGTCTACCCGCATGGGGTGAGTGATCTGTCGGGGCTGGCAAGCGATGCGGCCCGTCGCGCCGATGTCGAAGCCAATATCGCGGGCTTAGAAGCGCTGGGTATCAGTCGCAGCGACCTGCTGAAGTGCTACGCCTACCCCAGTGGGGTTTACGAGGTTTCGTCTGGAGATACGTCGATTTTCCAGATCATGCGAGACGCAGGGTTTGTGCTGGCCCGCACGGCTTCACGCCGGGCGCAGATTCCGGTGCAATGCGGATTTCATCGCCAGTACATGCTGCCAATCCTGGGCTATTACGAGGACATCGCGGCGGCTGGTGGCGAGACTGCGGCAGAGGCGGTCAAACTAATCAATGACCTTGTAATGGTTGGCGGGCTTGGCGTGTTCACCTTCCACAAATTCGTAGTTGGCACGCCAACGGTGAATCTGGAAATCAAGCAATCTGAGTTCATCACGATGTGCGACCAGATCGCGGACAACATGAACGGTGGGGCACTCGAATCGGTCACGCCTCACGATCTGGTGACGGAATACGCGCTGTCGGTGCCGACGATGGGCAACCTGTAATTCCATCCCCTGCCGGTGAGTGTCGAACCCCTTGACCAAGGTCCCCAACCAAGTACACTACCCGCACCCAAGATTTTCACCCGCGCAGACTGGCTTGGCAGACACTGTGTAGACGGCGTGGGTTCATCTCGCACAGGAGTCAGACATGTCCAATTCCACCGTCTCCGGCCCGCTGCGTGCCGGCACCAAGCGCGACGAGACCGTTGCCGGCGGCGGCAATCTCGGCCGCGTGGTACTGCACCAGACCTACGACAGCGGTGACCTGACAGGCGCAGTTATCGGCAACGTCGACACGCAGTTTGGCAATCTCCCCGCAGGCAGCCAGATCGTCGACGTCGTGATCGACCAGGTTGTGGCTTCCGCCACCGGCACCACGACGGTTTCGATCGGCAGTGCTTCCGGCGGCGCGCAACTCATGGCAGCCATCGCCACCACCGCAGGCGGCCGGTTCCGCGGCACTGCCACGGCAGCCACCCAGCTGGCCTGGCAGACAAGCACCACGGCAGACACGCCGCTCTGGCTTCGCAACGCCACCGGTACCGGTACGCTGACCGCCGGCCGGTTCGTTGTCACCGTCATGTACGTACAGAAGTAAGGAGCGAACATGGGACGCCCCGTAACGCGAACCGTGTCGGGCGCCACCGGGACCTCCTCGGTTGTCGCGCTCAACACGCTCGCACGCTCTCCCTTCAACGTCGGGCTGCTGGCGGACGTGTCCGCCGGCGGCAACTTGACCTACTCGGTCGAGTACACCTTCGACGACGTGCAATCCAACAGCTACAGCCCTGCCAGCGGCGTGTGGAACGCCGTGTCGGGCATGGGTGCGCAGACGGCAGACACCACCGGCAGTTTGTCGTTCCCAGTGACAGCCGTGCGACTCAACGTCACGGCCTGGACCAGCGGATCCGTGACGCTCACGGTACTCCAGAATCCTTGAGGTGACCATGGACAAGTCCGAAATCGACAACGCACGTGCCCAGGCCGGAAGCATCGTCAACGCGCTGACCCCGATTTTGCGCGCCATGGAGCAAGCCGGCGGCGTGCTGTCTGTGCTGTCGGGGGCGGAGAAGCACCGTGCGGCACTGACGGCGGAAGTGGAGTCGCTGAAGAACGACGCCGCGACGCTGCAGGAGTCCGTGCGCGCCCTCGAGACCCAGCGTGCGGCGCTGCAGGCCGAAGTCGCCAAGGCGGAATTGGAAGCCAAGGCGGCGGCCCGGGAAGCTGCCCTTGCTGCCGAAGAGAAAGCCAAAGCCGCCGAAGCTGCAGCCGCCGCGCGCGCCACCGCCGCTGAGAAAGCCGCTGCCGAGAAGGAGGCCGCCTTCACGCAGCACATTCTTGACGTGCAGCGCAACACCGACGCGGAGATCGCAGCGCTGTTCACGCGGCAACAGACGGCAACGGAGGCGGCCGCGGCCGCAGAAGCCAAGCTGCAGGCGGTGCGCGACCAGGCCGCGAAGATGGCGGCTGCGCTGGGGGGCTAAACCGTGGCGGTGCGCAACGGCGTCAGCGGCCTGTACAACGAGGAGTACAGCGTCAACAACGTCGAGAACGCTGCCACGACGTACATCGGCAAGGTGACGCCCAGAGGCGTCTGGCTGATCCAGCGCTACGTCGACGCCACGGGCGTGTTCGACTACGCAAATTTCTCGAACAATACGTCCACGACTTCCTACGGGACGGCGTGGACCAACCGTGCGACGCTGACATATGCAGCGTTCGAAGACCTGAAGGGGGTTTGATGCCCCGCCTGCTGCGTGATGCCCCTCGGTTCGCCGGGGGGCATTGCAGAGCAGACCTGAACCAACTCTTGAGGAAGCGGACCCATGAGCGGACCACTGAGCTTTGATCGAGTAATGATGACCAGCGCCACCACCGGAACTGGCACGCTCACTCTCGCGGCGGCTGTTGCTGGCTGCCAAGCAATGCCGGCTTCGGCGGATGGGAAACTTGTCAGGGCGACCGTGTTTGAGGTCGATGGCGCTGGCGTCCCTAATGGGGCCTGGGAGACGTTGATTGGCGTTTACACCCATGCCGGCACGACGCTATCACGCGGAACGCTGATGGCTTCCTCCACAGGCTCGCCGATCAACTTTGGCGCCAGCAAGCGAGTAGCCGTGTCACTCCTGGCCAGCAGCGTTCAAAGCACCGTCACTGGCGCAGATGCAGCCGCCACCCTTGTGGGTGGGACCGATCTGGAGATAGACACGTCCATCTTGACGGCAGACCGCATTCTCACGTTGCCGGTTGGATCGCCCATTGGGACCGTGATTGAAGTCGGGTCGGGCGGGAGCAACGCAAGCTTTGAGTTGATCCTGAAAACTGGTGTTGGAGAGACGTGCGAGTTTCGCGGACAGACCATCGCTGCGGCCTCCGAAATCACCCGCATGTTTATCAGTGGCGAGTGGGTGAGGTTTAAGAAGATCTCCGCGACAAAATGGCGTGCTACAGATCGGCTCATTCCACAATCCGGATTGCTGAGGCTTTCCACCAACGCAACAGGAGAGACTGCTGCTACGGTGGTTCAGCCAACATCATTTGGCGGCGTCTGGACACCCGACATCAACGTGGGATCAGTCTGCACGGCGGCCAGTGGGCGTATCACCACGAGGCGTGCCGCTAAATTGAATCTGACCGCGCGCGCACAGTCTGCTGCTGGACTTGCCGATGGAAAGTACTTTGAGGTCTTTCTTTACAAGAACGGAACAGCTACGCAGATTACGGGCGCCAAATACATCAATGCGGCTGCGGGCGCTTTCGGCCACATCGCAACACCGCCTGTTCCCGTTGATTGGTCGGTGGACGACTATGTTGTCTACCAGTGGCGCTGCGAGGAAGGATCGAAAGGTCTCTTTGCCAATTCATCTCCAGCGTTGCCAAGCTTTCTCTCGATGCAGGAATTGCTGTAAATGTTTGGCGCATCCTTTGGTGCAGGGCCCTTTGGCGCGCCTGACGGGTCGGATGGGGCTACGCTTGGCTTCAGCCTTTCTGTTGCATCAACTCATGTTGTTGGCACTCAAAGCGTCACAGCAACTGGTGTGCAGACCACCTGGGGCGGAAGCAACCCGTTCAGTGTCACAGTAGGAGGCGCGTTCGCGTCGATCAGCAACTACGTCAACATCAGCGCTACCAGTGCCACGTTTGATCTGACGATCACGTCCCTTGGCGGCACAGTGACGATCGCCGACAGCAACAGCGGCACCACGCAGAACATCAGCGCGGCTGCGAGTGTTCCTGGCGCACCGACAATTGGCACTGCGGTCAACAATGGTGATGGCACAGCCACCGTGTCATTTACGGACAATCCTGATGACGGTGGCGCAGCGGTTACGTCCAGGGCGGCAATCGGCAGTCTTGGAGACAACGGGGCGTGGGTTTCTGGCTCCACCATTACCGTAACAGTAGACCCGGCCCGCCTGGAACTGCCTCAGACATGGGTGGTGCGTTGCACCAACAGCGTGGGGCAGGGCCCCGCAAGTGCTGCCTCCAACACGGTGTCTGTTTCCGGCGCATGGATGTCCGGGTGGAGCTATCGTAAGACCCACACAATTGCAGGAAGCGCGGACGGCGAACTTACCAACTATCAGGTAGACATTGCGGTGCATCGAGCCAGCGGTACGGATGCTGGCGCCGATGTTTTCTTGGGCACAAAGTGCAAGCCAGACTTTGGTGATGTTCGGTTCACAACGCCCGGTGGGTCGCTCATTCCTTACCACCGCGTTTCCGGAAACAAGCCTTTGTTGCAGAGTTCCATTAGCGCTCCGTCAAGCTCGTACAAGGTCTCAACGAGCAGCGCAATCGGCAACCTGACCGCAGCTGCCGGCCTGGAAATGGTTATCGGGTGGGGCTCGGCGCTGAATGAAGTCCCCGTGTTTGGCACGGTGCGAACATACGACGCCACCGGCACGGTGTTGTGGAACTTCGACACCCCAAGCTCCGACTACATCATGGGCATCGCAATTGGCGATGTCCGCAACACCGGCTCGAATGAGGTTGCGATTTGTGGGCGACTCATCAACCAGACGGTCTATCTGCTCAATGGAGCAACTGGCGCAACCCTCGGGTCTTACGCAAACGCGACGGACGGGACAACGTACTTGCGCGGGTGTGCCATCGGAAACGTCACTGCTGATGCAGGGGATCAGGTTGTCATCGCCGACTCCAATGGCTGGGTCACTGTCTTGAAGTGGAACGGCTCAGCTCTAGCGGTGGCGGCGCGCTCGCAAAAGAGGGCCGGCAACACGGGGCAGGTATTGCACCTGGCGGATGTTGATGGTGACGGGTTCGATGAAATCATCATCTCGTGGGGAAACCATTCGACAGGATCGTGCTTCACGTCGATTTACAACGGCGACTTGACGCTGCTGGCGGAGTACGAGCACACGGGCAAGGCCAACAGCTACGGCAGCTACCCGGCTTACGGGCTGGACCCCGCCAACCCAACGCAGTGGTGCATCGCCTACACGGCGCAGAGTCTGTCTTACAACGGCGGCGTGATGGGGGTGCTGCGCTTGGCAGGCTCTACACTGATTCCGGTTTGGGAAAACCAAGTTGGCTACTACAAGGACCCGCTCGGGCCGTCGCCTGTCACCGTCTGCGACATTGACCATGATGGCGAGTTGGAGGTCATTGCGTCAACCGGATACGGGGCCTCGGGGGCCACGTTCCCGCCGCCGTATGGGCACGGCTGCCTTTACATCACCGACTTAGCCGGCAACTGGAAATACACAGTGACGACGCCAAGCACGGCTGCGAGACTTACCCTAGGTGACATCGACGGAGATGGGTTCAATGAGGTGCTGGTTACGACCAACCAAGCCGAGGCGCAGGTATACGGCGGGATGGACAGCTCGGAGGCGATCTTCACGCTCAACATCCCGTCGATCCCGACCGGCGGAGCTGCGGTGTACGTCTACTATGGCAATTCCTCGGCAGCAAGCGCCAGTGACCCAGCGGCAACGCACATTTTGTACGACGACTTGAGCAGCACCACCGGATGGTCTTTGAGCGTTGCTGGCAGCGGGTTGTTTGTGCCCCAGGAGATGGGATACCACACCGAAATGGGTGGATCTGTCTTTGCTGAGGCTGGCGAGGTCCGAATCGCGGCCAAGCGCACCACCACGCTGAGCAGTCCCAGGCGAGTGCGCGTCTTCTTGTCAAACGACGAATCCGATGATGTCGGCATCAACTCGTTGCTGGTTTCCAACTCGGCGCGGTCTGACCAAAGCCTGTCGCTGGCTGTCAACTCGCAGGTCAGCACAGCAAACTACGTATCTGGTACAGACCTGGACACGGGTGTGGCTAGGATCGAAAACGGATGGGTGATGCTGGAGCTGCGCATTGGCCCCACCACAAGCTACATGCACATCGATGGCGTGCAAGTGGATACGAGCACTACGTTGACCACCGCCAACGCGGATTTCATTGAGTTGTTTGGCAGTGGGACTGCGGGTCCTGGCGTGATGAACGGGGTATTCAGTCAACTCACGGTAGACAACTACACCCCCAATGAACCGACTCATGGGGCATGGGGGGCGGAAGAAACCGACGGGTCATCCGCACAGAACACCCCGATCGTCACGGTTCGATATTCAAAGTCCGGCATCAACTTTTACGGCAACAGGAGGTAATCCATGCCCACCTACAACACCCCCAAGCGCGGCGTCGCGTTCAAGTTCTACACCGGGTTGGTCGACCAGTCCAACACCAAGCTGCTGAAGGCCAATCCGACGATCGCCGCCGGCGACTTTCAGATCAGCAAGGACGGGGGGGCGTTCACCAACCTGACCACGCTGCCCAGCGCGAACCCGGCCAGCGGGCGCGCGGTGATGATCGATCTGTCGGCCAGCGAGATGACCGCCGACAACATCGTCATCCAGTGCGTCGACGCTGCTGGTGCTGAATGGTGCGACCAGTTGATCAACCTACAAACCACGGCGAACCAGCTAGACGACATCCCCGCCGCCGTGTGGGCGGTGGCTGTCGACGGGGCGACTACGGCTGCCGAATCCATGCGGCTGCAGAACAGTGCGTTGGGCGGCAAGGCCACTGGTATGGGCACCACCACCGCCGTGTTCCGTGATCTGGCCGACACCAAGGCACGCATCACTGCCACCGTCGACACGGACGGCAATCGCAGCGTGGTCAACCGAGACCTGACCTGATGTTCGGCCGGCGCTATTTTGCCGGCGACTTTTTTGCACCGCGGTTCTACGGCGGTGTGGGTGCGGTCGCCGTCACAGGCGCTTTTTTCGGACGGCGGTTCTTCGGCAGTGTGTTTTTTGCGCCGCGGTACTTTGGGGGTACGGGGGGCACCGCGCAGGCCGCGTCGTACGTGTCGAACGCGGAGCTGTACCTTGGCATCGGCAGCGATCTGTCGATCCGGCTCGGCGGGCCGCGCATGCCGTTCTGGAACACCGCCGGGCGCCCCGCTGCACCGCTTGACGGCGTCTACGGCTACAACACAACAACCGGCGCGATCGAGGTTTGGAACGGCGCAGCCTGGGTTTGACCAGGCGCCAGTGCTCGCTTACACTACGGCAACTTTGGAGGTCCCATGGCCACAGCAAGTCCGAATTGGAACCCGGCTGCGCCGGCCAAACCGAAAAAGTCGTCCGCCTGGAAACAGGGGGTCAACAAGCCCAAGACAAATTGGGCTGCCAAAAGCGCAGTGAATCGCCCGAAGACGCAGCGGGCCAAGCAGTTCAAATTGGGTTGACGCATGGCTACTTCGGGCACTACCACCTTCACGTTAGATCTTGGTGACCTCATCGAGGAGGCATACGAACGGAACGGCGCGGAGCTCTTGACGGGGTACGACTACCGCACCGCGCGGCGCTCCCTCAACCTGCTGTTCGCAGACTGGGCCAACCGCGGCGTCAACCTCTGGACGTTGGATTCTGGCACGGTGTCCCTGGTGGCGTCCACTGCCACGTACACGTTGCCGGCTGACACGGTGGATCTGCTGGACTCGGTCATCCGGATCAACAACGGCGTCGTGGCCACCCAAAGCGACCAGGTTCTGTCGCGCATCAGCAACTCGGTCTACAGCACGATTCCCAACAAGCTCAGCACAGGCAAACCGATCCAGATGGTCGTCACACGCGCCGGCGCGGCGCCAACGGTGACGTTGTGGCCGGTGCCGGACAGTGCCGCCACCTACACGCTGGTGTACTGGCGCATGCGCCGGATCCAGGATGCAGGCACGGATGCTGGCATCACGAATGACGTGCCTTTCCGGTTTCTGCCGCCTCTGGCGTCGGGGTTGGCGTACTACCTGTCGTTCAAGATCCCCGGCGCAATGGAGCGCAGCCAGGCGCTCAAGATGGTGTACGACGAGGATTGGCAGCGGGCGTCGGATGAGGACCGCGAGAAGGCGCCCTTCCGCGTTGTGCCGTATGTGGGGCGCGTCTGATGTTCGCCCGCGGACCGCGCGCCTGGGGGATCTGCGACCGCTGCGGGCAGCGGTTTCTCATGAACTCGTTGCGTGCAGAGACCGTCGGTGGCAACATGAAGGCCAACCGCGTGTGCGACAGCTGCTACGACCCGGACCATCCTCAGAACTGGCTCGGCAAGTTCCCCATCTACGACCCGCAGGCGTTGCGCGTCGCGCGGCCGGACATCGCCGAGACGCCCGTCACTCCCTATACGCCGCCCTACATCGGGCCGGGAAATGAGCCGACATGACCTACACCGAACTGCACCAGATCATCCTCGACTTTGCTGTCGACACCGAGACGACGTTTGCCGACAACATCGACAACTTCATTCGGGCCACGGAAAAGCGCATCTTCAACGACGCCAAGTTGCCGGCGGCGCAGATGCAGGCCGCCCCAACAATGACCGCAGGAGTGGCCAGCCTGACGGTGCCGGACGACTTCCTATCGACAGACAGCCTGGCCATCACGGTGGCCGGCTCGCTGGTCTACCTGCTGCCCAAGACAGTCGACTTCCTGACCACTGCGTATCCAACAACGACCCAGGGAACCCCGCGGTACTACGCGGTGCAGAACGACACGACGCTGCTCGTTGCGCCGGTCCCGGACTCGGGCTACACCACAACACTGCGCTACCACGCGTACCCAGAGTCGATCGTGGACGCCGCCGGCGGCACGACCTGGCTTGGTGACAACTACGAGTATGCGCTGCAGTACGGTGCCCTGCGCGATGCGGCGGTGTTCCTGAAGGAAGAGGCGGACGTCGTGGACATGTACAACAAGAGCTACATGGAGGCACTCGGGCAGGTCAAGACGTTCGGCACCGAGCGCAGCCGCGTCGACAACTACCGCCGCAGGGGGTAACACATGGCAACCACACTCTATTCCGCGTCGCTGCGTCTGGCGCTACCCACGACCGGGGACCTGTTCGGCACCTGGGGCACGGAGATCAACAACAGCATCACGCAGATGGTGGATCAGGCCATTGCCGGCCGCGCTGTCGTGAGCATGACGTCGGACGCCAACTACACGCTGACCGCGCTCAACGGGACTTCCGACGAGGCGCGGTGCGCGGTGCTGAAGATCACCAGCACGGTGTCCTTGACCGCGACCCGCAACGTCGTGTGTCCGGTTGTGCCGAAGCTGTATATCGTCGAGAACGCTACGACGGGCGGGCAGGCGATCCAGATAATCGGAGCCACGGGTACAGGTGTCACGATCCCCAACGGGCGGACGTACCGTGTGCGGTGCGACGGTACGAACGTGGTGCTTGCTGACGGCGACAGCGTCAACGGGCTGGGCGGCGCAGCATTTCCGTCGTACACGTTCTCCGGCGACACCAACACGGGTATGTGGTCGCCTGGCGCAGATCAGATCGCGTGGAGCACCGGCGGCACACAACGCGCTACCGTCGATTCTTCGGGTCGCTGGGGTTTCAACTCGGCTGCAGTCTCCACTGCGCAGGTGTACACAGCCGCTTCTTTCACCAACACGGCGGCCTCCGAGTACGGCAACTACACCCTCGCCACCGCGGCCAACACGTCCGGGGCGGTGTCCAAGATCGGGGTGACCGGCGTCAGCCGGGCCATTGCCGGGTACGCGGGCACGGGCGCGGTTGTCGGGGTGCTGGGTGCTGCGGAAATGACAGCCGCTGTGACGGCGCCGCTTCTGTACGCAGTGCAGGGGGCAGTGAACACTTCCGCTGCAGGCACTATCACAACAGCCACCGGGTTCACGACCGCTGTTACCAACAGTGGTGGCGCAGCGGTGACCAATCTGATCGGCTACTTGTCTACGGACATGACCGCCGGCACGGCTACGTTGATCGCTGGCTTCTACGGTAACGTCACTACCGGCACAGGCAAGTGGAACTTGTACGTTCCAGGTTCTGCACGGTCGTACCACGCCGGCCGGTTCCTGATTGGCACGGCCACGGAAAACACATCCGGCGCCAAGCTGCAGACCTCGGACGGCATCACATTCCCAGCGACGGCGGTGGCGAGCAGCGATGCCAACACGCTGGACGACTACGAGGAAGGGACGTTCACGCCGACGGTGCTTGGGTCTTCCACGGCCGGAACTGTGGGCTACTTGTCGCAGCAAGGACGCTACGTGAAGATCGGGGGTCTGGTATACATCGATATGACGGTGTATTGGACATCGCACACCGGCACAGGACAGTTGCAGGTTGGCGGACTACCGTTTGCCGCGTCCTCGTCTGTGGTCGCAAGTGTTTTGTCCGGGTGGAATCTCGGTCTCACGATGTCGGCCAACACGACTTTTCTTCCCGGCGGTATTTCTGGCGGCGCAACTGTTTTTGGTCTGCGGGAGCTGGCGCTTGCTGGCGGCGGCCCCGCCAGTATCTCGGTCTGCGCTTCAGGGCTCGTTGCGATCAGCGGGATGTATCGAGTGGATTGAGTGCGTTTATACAGGAGTCCCCCCATGCCAATCACCAAACGAACCGAGGTCGACCAGACCACCATCGACGCGCAAGGCAACTTGCATATCCGCACCGCCACGGTCATCGAGGAGGATGGCGTCGAGATCAGCCGCACCTTCCATCGCGAGGTGCTCGAGCCTGGCGACAGTACGGCAGGCAAGTCCGCGGACATCATCGCGATCACGAACGCTGTCTGGTCGCAGCAGAAGTTGGCCAAGGCCGCGGCGCGCAAGGCCGCTCGCGCCGCAGAACGCGGTGTCTGAAAGTGAGCGATGCAAGATGAAAAAGACCTATCCGACTCCGAGTGGGTTCGGCTCCAACGTCTTGAAGATGATCGCCGACGCTGGCTATGGTCGCGGCTGAAAAGTTTGGTTGGGTGGATCGTCGGTGCGCTGACCGCGATGTGGGCCAGCATCGACGCCGTGGGGAAGTTTCTCGATTGGATCCGAAAATGACACGCACTGTTGCTGACTGGTTGTACCGGTATCGGTGGTGGCCGTGGCTTGTCACCATCTTGCTTTTGCCGTTGATGCTGTGGCCGGCATCGTACTGGCTGGACGTGCAAGCGATCGTCGTGCGCTCGGCACAGGTTGGGCAACCACTGTCGATGGTTGTCGACCGCGAAGTACGACGTCCGTTCTTGGGCAACTGGCACGTCACCATTCGCCAATGGGACGGCTCCGGGTGGCTGACATGGTGCAACGCCGAGGGCAAGAGCAACTACCGGCCTGATGCGCGATACCCTCGCGATATGTCGTTGCAGTGGTGGACAGACGGACAGTGCCACCCGGTGCCGCCGGGACGCTACAAGGTCACGACTGCATGGACAATTCAGAACGAAGGTCTTGTGCCTGACAAAATCGTAGTGGCCGACTCCAACATTTTCGAGGTGACGCCGTGACGCGGAAATGGTGCGTGATGGACTTGGTTGTCGACCATCGCACCGGCAAACTACGTGAGTCGGCCGTGTGGTCGAACGTCGGAAAAGCGTGCATGACGTGGGCGTTCGTGTACACCGTGCTTGGCGGGCACGGGTCGGAGTGGTTGTGGATCGCGTACGGCGGCATCGTTGTCGCGCACGCCAGCGTCGAGCGGGTCTTGAACCAAAAACAACAGAGCATGGACAGCGGAAAGGCGGTCAGTGATGCGAACAAGTGACGAAGGGCTTGAGTTCATTGCGGAGCACGAAGGTCTGCGCCTGGTGGCGTACCCCGACCCGGGCTCTGTGGACGGGCATCCGTGGACGATCGGCTACGGCCACACGCGGGGGGTGAAGCGCGGCGACACGTGCACGAAAGAGCAAGCCATGGAGTGGCTGCGAGAAGACGTGCGCGGCGCGGAAGCGGCCGTCAACCGCCTGGTCAAGGTTCCGCTGACCCAGGGTCAGTTTGACGCACTGGTTTCGTTCGTGTTCAATGTCGGTGCCGACGAAGATACGGACACCTTGGCAGAAGGTCTCGGAGACTCGACGCTACTGCGCATGCTGAACTCCGGCGACTACGTCGGCGCCGCGGTTCAGTTCGATCGCTGGAACAAGAACGACGGGAAGGTCATGGCCGGGCTCACGCGCAGGCGCAAGGACGAACGGGAGATGTTTGAGACGGGACTGGCATGAACTTCGCCCTGGCGCTCATCCCTGCACCGTACCGGATCTTGGCGATTGCGCTGCTTGCCGTGGCGTTGGTCGGTTTCGGGTTCGTGAAGGGTGTGCAGCACGAGAGTGCGAAAGCAGATGTGCGGCAGGCAGCGCAAGAGAAGGCCGCGCTGCAGGCGCACCTGGCTGCGACGCAGCGCGGGCTCAACATCATGTCGGACGCTTTGGTACTGGAAGGAGTGAAGAATGAACAGCTCGCACTTGTGGATCGTCGCCTCAACGCTGCTCTTGGCGAGCTGCGCAAGCGCCCCGATCGTCCAGCCCCCAGCGCCCCTCCCCGAGATACCGCCGTTGCTGCGCGAGCCTGTGCCCCAGACGAGCTTTATCGAGCAGATGCAGCGGTGGCTCTGCAGCTCGCGGGAGAAGCCGATCGACTACGAGTCGCTTACGAAACCTGCTTCAATCGGTACGAACAGTTGCGGAGTCGACTGAATGCAAAACCTTGAGCAGTCTTTTGCTTTTTTCTGCGTTGTACACAGCGACGGCCGTGTCCAGGTCAGCGTAATACCGCAGAAGGGTTCGTGATGCTCCAAAAGTTGCTGTTCAAACCCGGCATCATCCGGAACATCACGACGCTGGCCAACGAGGGCGGCTGGTACGCGTGCAACCTGGTGCGGTTCCGTACGGGGTTCCCGGAGAAGATCGGCGGCTGGGTGCGCATCTCTGCATCCGTGTACCAAGGTGTCTGCCGGTCGCTGGCCTGCTGGCAGACGCTGGACGGGTTGATCCAGACCGGTGTGGGCACGCACCTGAAGATGTACATCGAGGGTGGCGGCGGGTACAACGACGTGACGCCCATTCGCGACACCGCGACGATCGCTGCCAACGCCTTCACGACGACGAACGGCTCTGCTGTTGTCGAGGTCAACGACGTGGCCCATGGCGCCATTACGGGCGACTTCGTGACGATCTCCGGCTCCCTGGCGGCTGTTGGGGGCATCCCTGCGGCGACGTTCAACGGCGAGTACCAGATTACGTACGTCGACGCGGACAACTACACGATCACGGTGGGCGCAACGGCTACCAGCACGGCTACTGGCGGGAACGGTGTGTTTGCCTACCAGCTCAACGTCGGCAACGAGTTGTCCACGATCTCGAGCGGCACGTACGGCACCGGGCCTTGGGGCTCTGGAACCTGGGGCGCGTCGGTGGCCGCAACAGCCATGCGCGTCTGGACGCAAGTCCCCTACGGCGAGAACCTCATCTTCGGCCCGCGCGGCGGCGCGCTGTATCAGTGGACACCGAACGCCACGCCGACGACGTACGACCGGGGGGTAGCCGTGTCGTCGCTGCCCGGGGCTTCGTCAGTACCGTTGTTCCAGTTCCAGATGCTGTTCGCGCAAGCGGCGCGCATCCTGGTGGTCTTCAGCACCAACTCCTACGGGGACACGGTGTACGATCCCCTGCTGGTGCGCTGGAGCGACGCGGAGAGCATCGTC